CGAGCAGGAACGCTTGCCACCGGTAACCGTGGCCAGCATCTGGCGGTAGGTGTCTTCGTCCAGGGCCAGTTGCTTGCGGGCGATGTGGATCTGGGCCTGGACCTTTTTGCGGTTGTCGTGTTTCATGACTTGGCCCCGCTTTCCAGCGCTGCCTGCTTGGAGCCGTTTACGCCCTGGTGGAACTTCACTTTTTTACCGTCGCGGTATCCCGCAGCGAGTGCGCCTTCATCGTGGTGACGCATTCCTTTGGTGTTGTCTCTCGGCTTCATAGTGGTCAAACCGCTTTTAAACCGGTTCTGTTTGTAGGTTTCCAGGACCGCATCATCCGCTTCACTACGGGTATGAGGAGTGATCTGTCTCGATACAGCATTGATCCACGCCTCGGCATACAGGTCGCCACGGCGAACCTTTGTAGTGCGCTTCAGCCGCTTGTTCAGTGTTGCCAGATAATCTGTGCGGTGCTTTCTGAGTTGGCGGGCGAGTACTTCAAAGGCGTAACCAGAAATCTCCCCGGCTCCGTTGACACCATAGAATTCAAACCGACCTATCCACCGATAACTCAGGAAGTCTGAGCCGGCCTTGTAAAGGGTCTCAGCACCGAAAGCGCTGGCCACCATATTGGCGAGCATGGCGAGATATGCCGGAGGAGTTTTGCCAGCGCCGGTGGCTGCGGTATGGCTATCCACATCGCTAATCTGCACGTCGTCGGAGGTAACGCCATGGATCTCCATCAACTTCTGCGCCTGGCGCATAGCCGCTGCGGCTTCATTCGGGTTGCTTGATTGGGCAAGACGCAGGCATTTTTTAATTTTCTGCAGGATCTTATCGTTCATGCGTCAGCATCCCGAGGCAGCATTGAAATTGGCGGACCATCACGGAGAGGGTCCGCCGGCTTAGGTTCCAGTATCTCAAGGTCTGGAAAGTACTTTTTGAGATGAGCAACGGCGGAACGCTCGGTACCAAACTCAGGGAGAAAAGCGATCACTCGGGGCTTTACCATCTCCTCTGCCTTCTTCTTGCCATAGATTTTTTTCAGGTTCGGCAGCTGTTTCCTGCTCCACACCGCGCTCTTCGTTGGTCGAAAGAACCTTGCTTCCGGGAAGACAGGCTTACCCTGGTCAGCCGTCGTCCACTTCCCCTTGATGTAGCCATCCACGTATACAGACACGAACACCCGTTTACCGTCATGAACCTTGTAGAGGCTGACTTCGTGGCCATCGGCCAGTAGTTTTACCGATCCGCCCAAGTGCTCTAGGCGGCTTTTGATCTCGTCCCATTTACTCATCGTCGCTTTTCTCCTCTGCCGGAGATTCTTCGTAAGCGATAACGACAGCCACGTTGACCAGCTTTGCGCCCGTACTGGCACCGAGAATTCCAAAAAACCCGAAAACCCAGGCGACTGAAGCCACCAGGAAAAGGGGTTTAAGATCCTTATAAAGCTTTCTCATGTTCTCGCTCCCGCCCTTCGGGCTTGCCTGGATGGCAGCTGCGCGTAGCAGGCCTTGCAGGGTTGCTGTGTCTTACCATTTTTGGTGTAGAAGAACTCGGCATCATCCGGCCAGAAGTCCCCACACTTGGTGCACCGCCGTTCGGTGCCTAGCTCTGTGGTTTTCGTCCTGGGGCCCATAGCTCCCTCCGGTTCGGCTGCTCATCAGTACCAGGCAACCAAGCCTGGCAGACGCCCCGACTGGGGCGTTTCGCTTAATGGGTTTTTGGTGTCGCGTTCTCCTGGCCGGGGCGGCGAAGCACTTCCTCGCTTCTGACGTCATACCGTTCGCGTATCCAGTCACGCATGGCTTCAACGCCGACAAGAGCCAGAGCCTTCATGCCTTCACGCTCATGTTCGTTTACGTTGTCGCCATGAAACTCCACTGCAATCGCCAACCCCTCGGGAAGCTACTGAATCTCGATAGTGGCTCCGTTTACAGCGCCGGTTTCGGGCTTGGCATTCTTTTCGTTACTCATGCTTTAGATCCTTTTTAAAATTGGGCTACCTGGAGTAAACGGAAGGAACGACCAACCTGCACAATCAGCCAGTCGCTTGGCCGCTCCTTTCGCTCCCTTGCAAACTTCGCTTCGTAGTAGTTCACTGCTGGCACTCCCTACAGCGCGGCCACGTCCAGCGAGATCTGGCGGTATGCGCCGTCCTCGCCCTGGCGTTCATAGAAGCGCAGGTAGCTCTTGCTGCCGGTCACTTGGATGGAATCCATGATGGCCTGCATAGCTTGCTGCCACTTTTCGTTCTTGATGTTCAGGCTGCGCAGGCCCAGCACGCGGGCGGTGCTGATCTTGCCGGCGCTATCCGTTTGAAAGGCATGCTCAACCAGGGCCTGCACTTCGGAGCTGCTGCCGGCCGTCCACTCATGGATGCACTGGTCGATCAGTTCCTTCGCCACCTGCAGGCGCTCATCGAACGCCAGGTGATCTGCCACGGCGCGGACGATCCGGTACTGGCCATCGAACGATGACAGGGTGACGTTGCCCTTCTTCCCGCCGTAGTTGGTGTCGTATTCACGGGCGGACAGCTCCAGGAACGCCTCCACTTCGGTGGAGATCTCCGCTTTCACACGGCGCATTTCTTCCTGCAGCTTGGTCACCTTGCCGATGACTTCCTGCACCAGGTCATCGCGCAGGCGGTCGATATCCTTGATTTGCTCCACGGGCACCAGGTGGCCCTTGGCGTTGCGGCGGAACTGGTCCGCGTTGTTGGCTTGCATGTTCATAGGGCTCTGCCTCATGTGGTTAGGGGGTTGGTCGGTTGCAGCGAGCGATTACGGCAGCTCGCAATGCCACGGCGTTTCGGGTGGCGCTTGTGGTGCAGCGGCTCGAAAGGCCGCACGTTGTTTCGTGGCAGGCCGTCCAGCTGCTGGGCGATCTCGTCGGCTTGCTCCTGGAGGATCTCCTGACGGATGAGCTTTACGCGCACCTTTGTCTGATCCTCCAGCAGCGGGAACGGCGCGGACAGCAGGTGTTCATACCGGGCCGGATCCGCCAGGTACTGATCCAGCGTGACTCCGTGCTTGTGCATCAGATGCGCTGCGTACACGTCGGCGTGGTGTTCCAGATAGGCGGTTGGGTACATGCGGCTCACAGGTCACCTCCAAGGTCAGTCCAGGCATCGCGGATAATCTGCAGGCTCAGGGGCTCGCCCACGTTGTTGGCAAACAGGGTGGCAAGGCGCAGCGTCTGGCTCAGGCCACGCAGTGCGCCGGGGCGCTTACCAATGGCCAGGCAGAACTTGCGGCTTTGTTTGTCGGTGATTCCCCAGGCGTCCAGGATGGCGGCGATATCGGCATCCTGTGGCTTGCTCAGGCGAACCCGCTTGGATACGCGGCTGAACAGCTGGGCAAAGCCGATCGCCCGGGTACCACCGGTCAGCTGGGCATAGACGATTTCATTGCCGGACAGGCAGATGCCCACGCCGGTGGCGTCGTGAATGGCGCGGATGGAGTCCAGGGCGCGGTGGCACAGGTGCTGCGCCTCGTCGATAACGATCAGTCCACGGGTGCCCTGGACACGTTCAATGATGTTGCTCTCAACAATGTGCACCGCACCGGTGGTGCGCAGGTTGAGGGACTGGGCAATCCGCGTCAGGATCGGGCCCGGCCGTGCAACGGTCGGTGTGGCAGTCACCAGCCAGACGTTGGGCGCCTGGTTCTGGTAGGTGCGAATGGCGGTGGTTTTGCCGATGCCGGCACCGCCGTAGACAACACTGATGGAGCCCGCCATCTGGGCAAAGCTCAGCGCAGACATGACGGATGAAGCGCTGGGAGTGCGAACCCAATCCGTGTCCGCCGGCAGCTTGCCTTCCAGCTCCGCCTCGGACTCGCGGGAGTCCAGCCAACGCTGGATAGCCTGTTCGATCTTTTCGTTATCGCCCAGGTAAGTGCCCTTTAACCACTGGTTAAGGCGGGCGGCGTTGATGTTGGTCAGCTTGGAAACCGAGGCCTGGGTTAAGCTCTCGTCGGCAATGATCTGTTCGACGGCATCCGCCAGGGCTTCGTTGCGTTTGGCTTTCATGGTTTTTCGCTGCTCTTTTGTCATGTGTTATCCTTGCCTTTCTGAGTAGTGATTGGCCTAAGGGCCTCTTTGAGCCCGGGAGTTGCCGCTCCCGGGTTTTTTCATGCCTCGCCTTTGAACTTCTTCAGGTGTCTTTCCATCGCATCGTTGAATCCGTACTTGTCCGCCGGTGACTGGTAGGGCTGGTCAGCGATGTCACTGCCTGCCACCGCCTTCTGCACCCGGCCAAAATCACCCCGGCGTACATTGCTTTCGTCCTCCGGTACCGAGTCTTCCGGCTCCGGCAGATACTCAGTGGCTTCCAGCACGCTCATGCGCTTCTCGGCCTTGGCAGCCTGCTTGCTGGCCTTGCTGCGGCGTTTGTTCTCGCGGTTCCACTCGCGGCCGGCGCTGGTGTCGCCGAAGCCAGCGGCGTGCAGGCATTCCGCCTCGCCCAGGTAGCGACCGTCATTGCGATACAGGTGCACCGCGTTGTGGAGATTGTCTGGATCAAACCGGACCACCACGCGCTCGCCGGCGTAGTCCACCAGGAAGTCGGCGCCATAGCGGTTCTTGCCGTTCGGGCCGTTGCCGATCGTGAGGCTGACACTGGCGTCCCGCTGGACCAGGACTGACTCGGCCTGCATCAGCCAGAGCCGGCGCTGTGCGGCCGTGGCACGGCGGATGTGCTCGGCATTGCGCTGGTAGCTGTCCTCGAAGGCCTGTTTGAAGGAATGCACGCCGGCGCAGATTTCGGTGCGGCGCTTCTCCTTTTCGTTCCACTGGGTAATGGCCTGGCGCAGGGTCTTAACGAACACGTCCCAGTCCACGGCCTTCTCGCCGTAGTTGTCGGGCTTGGCGGTAACGTTGGGGCCGGTGTAGGCGCCCTCGAATTTGGGGTGCTTGTCGACGTAGTCACCCAGGCCACCGACACCGAAAGCGCGTTCCACTGGCTTGGCCTGGCCCCAGCCCTTACCAGCCACAACCGATGTCCAGTGCACCTTGATGCCGAGTTGCGGCAGCAGGCCCAGTGGGTCGGTTTCCTTGACCTTGAAGCGGTACCGGTTGCTGACGCCGCCTGTCAGCCACTTGTTGGCGGCGGCGCGGGTGTTGTCGATGGTGACGTGCTCGGGGATTCCGTACTGCTCGATGACATCGCCCAGGGCAAGGCGGATCATGTCCGTGTTTTCGCTCTGGTCAGTGCGGAAGCCAACGATTTGCCGGCTGTAGATGTCCTGCCAGAACCAGGTCTTTGGCCGGCCAATCTCGCCATTCGGCATACGCACGAACACGTTGTGCTGGTAGCCGTCGCCGTTGATCCAGAACAGCGCGTGTATGTCCCGCACGGTCCGCTTCATGGATGGGTAAAGCCGCAGCAGTGCGTTCTCACCTTCCCGTTCCAGAACCCGGATGTGGCGCGGTATGTCCTTCACGCGGCGGTTTATGGTGCGCAGCGGTGGCCAGTCCCAGGCCTCGGCCTTGGCTGCCTGCTCTGTCAGCTCATAACAGTGGGCAATGGTGCGTTGCTCGGGTGCCAGGTACAGGGCCTTGAAGTGGTCCCATGCCCGTTCGTCACAGGCGGCACGTGGGCGACCTGGCTTGTAGGACGGAGCCAATGCGGCCAACCGGTCCTCCGGCTCCACGGAGTTGGCTATCTGCAACCAGCGGTAGAGCGTGGCCCTTGACTCCCGGTAAGTGATCATCGCCTGGTGGATCGCCTGGGTTTTGCTGGCGCCGTTGTCCTGCAGGCGCTCGATGGACTCGATGACCACCAGGCGGTGCTGCGCGGCTTCCTTCATGGTATTCGGTGCCGCTTCGTAAAGGTCCCACAGCTCTTCGCGGCCAGTGGTTTTGGTGGCCTTTTCTGGCTTGATTTTGTTGGCAGCCTTGGCACTGGATCCGAATTTTTTGATAACGGCCGCCTGGGTTTCGAGGGGCAGCGAAGAGAACGCATATTCACGGCCACCGCCCTGTGCCCGTCGCTGGCGGCTCTTCCAGCCGTCACGCTTGGCCCGACGAACTACTGCACTGTGAGTGCCAGGCATACCACTCAGCCCAGCCAACTCTTTCGCCGTAAACCAGTCCTGGCTCATTCGTCACCTCCAACAAACAAACCCAGCTCTGGTGCCGGCGCTTTCTCGACGTTGCAGCGATGTCCAGCCAGCTGGCCCATGGCAGTGGTCAGGCCGGCCATCACTTCCTCACTTTCCAGGTTCCCTTTGTAGAACTGGGCCAGCAGAGTGACCGCGTCATTCAAGGTGGACTGAAGGGTTAACAAGTCGTCCTGGCTGGCAGGCTGTCCGGCAGGGATATCAATCAGCAGCTTCTGCGCGGAGGCCCCAATGTACTGCGTGATAAAGGTTGCTCCGCAGGCGTGTTCAAAGGGCCGGATCATCACGGCTGGCATGCGGCCATTTTCCAGCCATTTATAGAGGGTGTACTTAGAGGCCATGCCCATCAGGTCAGCCACCCGGTCAACCGACAGGTTCTTTTTCTCACGGCCATGCTCCAGGCAAAGCTCCATGGCATGCCGTAGTGACGTTGGGTTTACCCGTTTCCAATTTCGACGGCGCATTAGAAAACCTCTTGATTACCTGTTCCAAACAAAGCCTGCTGTTGGCCTAGCTGCCTCAACATCCACGTGCCTAAACTGGCCATAACTGAGCACCTTAGGAGGCGCGTTATGCAGCCTGTGATTTGCACTGTTTTGACCGTGGGTTTAATACACCTTGCAAGGTGCTATCCTTTGCCTTTGGTTGGGTGTAGTTCTGTGTGTACCTGGTGGGCCAGATGGTCTCAGGATCGATACCGATGGCGGCCGCGATCAGTCGCTCACCTTTTGGCCAAGGCCGGTCTAAGGCGTGAGCCAGCGTTGTGGGCGATGAGTAATCATGGTGGATTGCCAGCTTGCGAAGACTCCATCCGGCCTTGTGCAGTGCGGCGACGATATCGGCGCGGTGCCAGTTCTCTGGTGCCGTTTTTTTAGGCTCAATTTGTTTGTTCAT